AAACCATGTCGGATTGCCTGAAAAAAATGTATGAAATTTACGAAAAGGAATTCCAAATATAGATATGAAGGTTTTATGCCATTTGAATTTAAAAATTATGAAGACCAAGTCGCATTCGAATTATGGGCATTTGGAAAATGCGGAGAACCCTACACCATACAAAAAATGTACACTTGGAATTCTCTTCATGGGGAAAAATTATATCTGCTGGCCGATGAAACCATGTCGGATAGCCTGAAAAAAATGTATGAAATTTACGAAAAGGAATTCCCCAAATAAACTTTCTTTGATATGTGTCAGCTAAACGCATACACAAGGAATTTATATGCATACACCTAAGCCTGTAAGAAAAAAAATTAAACATGAAGCAATGAAAATGGTTAAAGAGCATAAAAAATCTTTAACTCACTATGGAAAATCTAATGCTTCTGCACATCATGTAAAAAAACATGCTAAATCCATTGCAAAAGGCAAAATAGGATTTTATGCCGGTAAAAAACAACATAAGGCGTAAAAATAATGGATAAAAAAATGCGTTCACAGGTCACCAAACCCATCCGTAAAGCTGAAAAAATTCTCAAGAAAGCTGAGCGATCAAATATGAAGCTGGCGAATCATGATGAGAGAGTCCGCGATCCGGAGATCAAGAAATGTAAGCAGATGAAGAAAAAAGGTTGTTAGGCCTTATTCGAATAGAACGCTTTTGCCTGTTCGAGAAGCTTTTTTTCTAAATTTTTTGGTAATCGATCTAATGGGAAAAAAACATCATTTTCCCCGCAATCTTCGAATCGCCATATAAATTCACATTCTGTTTGAAGAAAAAGGAATTTTGTTTTTATGGAAAAAGTTTCGTAATATTCATCAGCGTATCTTTTCAGCGTTTCACAATTTTGTGTTAAAATTGGCTCGCTTTCACATTCTTTTTTATAATATTTTATCCGACAGATCTTGAATTTTTTATCCCCCATCAAATCAATCTTACATCAATTTTTTGTTGAAGAATACTGCACCGCTCATTTACTAAGGTAGTAAAATAAGGTTTTGATGAAAAGAATCACATGGCATACAGAAAAACGCAAAGTCAAAGATCTCAAGCCATACAAATCTAATCCTCGCCAAATCACCAAAGAGCAAATGGCTCAGCTCAAACAGAGTATCGAGAAATTCGATTATGCCGAGATCGTAGCCATTCAACCTGATAATACAATCATTGCCGGACATATGCGTATTAAGGCTTTGATCTCTCTTGGCCGTAAGAATGATGAAATAGATGTGCGCGTGCCTAATCGCCAACTTGCCGAAGAAGAAATGCGGGAGTATCTTATCAGGAGCAATAAGAATACTGGTGATTGGGATTGGGATGCGCTTAGCTCTAATTTTGATCTCCATAATCTATGCGATTGGGGATTTACAGCAGAGGATTTTCACATATCATTGGAAGACGCATGTGAGGACAATCGCGAAGAAAAATCAAATTGTCCCACTTGTGGAAAAAAAATGAGGAAAAAGTAATGAGTTGGCAAAATTTATTAGATCTTTTGATTTGTTCATCTGTTATCACTGGGCCTATTCTTATATTACTCGGCATTGTTTTAGTTATAAAAAACCTGTTTAGGTAGAAAATATTACTAAACTGTGGTATATCTAAATTAAGGTTAAAATGGATGAAAGATTTACAGTAGAATATATCGAGCGCGAAGCTAATATCATTATTAAATTTTTTACCAGGCGAGGCAAAAAAAAAGGACAATGGCTATTCACGCCTTTCAATGACATGGATCATAGAATTATGAAAAGATTGGGGATAAAATGAAAGTTAAACTAATTAAGGGAAGTGATTTTAACCTCGAAAAAAATGTAAATAAAGCATTGTCAGATATCTCAAAAGAGAAATATTCTGACTGTCATGGACTTATCACCTATACGGGATGCGCAAAAGTTTCTCATATTAAATATACTATAGATAATGACATTCATTATGTTCTGATTTTTTGGGATTTTGACATATCCGATTTCGATGAAACAGAAGAGGAATAATGCCACGACGTAAAGATCCTAATCCGAAACCCGCTCATCGTCCTCTCATTCCCATAGATTGGCAATTCGTCGACAAAATGATCAAAGCACAATGTTCTGGGGTTGAAATAGCCGGTGCTTTGAACGTTTGCATTGACACTTTTTATGATAGATTCAAGGTGGAAAAGGGGGTTTGTTTCTCCGAAGCTCGCCCCCCGATACAAGAGGGTGGCAAAGGAATGCTTAGGTTGCGGCAATATACCTCTGCAATGCAGGGTAATACTTCTATGCTAAAAACCCTTGGAGAAGAATATCTTGGCCAAGGAAGAAAATCTAGTGATCTTCCACCGAATGAAAGCGATCTGAAAGAAATCCACACCGCATTAAAAAAAGATTTGCCCGAAAGTGGCGATGCGTTAAAAGAATTGCATGACACCTCAACCGAAAAGCTAAATGGCTCTGAGTCCGAAGCAAATCCTATCATACCAGCAAGCGACCAAACGATTTAACATCTGGGTCGGCTCTGTTCGGGCTGGCAAAACATATTCCTCCATTCTCAAATTAACAGATCTTCTGGCCAATGGCCCCATAGGGGACGTCATGATCATAGGAGTTAACCGCGATGCGATTCAACGAAATGTGCTTATCCAGCTATATAAATTCTTGGGCTTCCCAGAACCATCAACTAAAACCACTCAGACCAAACTCTATGGCAGACATGTCTACTTTGTCGGAGCTGATGATGAAGGTGCTGTCCGTCGAATCAAAGGGTCTACCCTCGCGATTGCCTACGTTGACGAAGCCACAGACATCCCCCTCCCTTTTTGGAAGATGTTGTTATCACGGCTCTCCATTAAAGGCGCACAATTGCTGGCAACATGCAATCCAGAAGGGCCGCATCATTGGCTTAAGAAAGAGTTCATCGATCGTGCGCATGAATTAGATCTTGTCTATTGGAATTTCACACTCGACGATAACCCATCGCTTGATCCCAAATACAAAGAGGATCTTAAAAAAGAATATACTGGGATGTGGTATAAACGCTACATATTGGGTGAGTGGGCAGTCAGCCACGGACTTATATATGATAGTTTTGACGAAAACAATGAATACGAGCAGCCATTCAACCCTCCAAACTATTACATTATTGGCGTCGACTATGGAACCAGTAACGCAACGGCAGCTGTGTTATTGGCTATATCTCCGACTCGATGGCCCCAGATCCGTGTCGAAGCGGAATATTACTACGATTCCGTCAAAAAGGGGCGTCAGAAGACAGATGCGGAACTTAAAGACGATGTCGAAGACTTTATTGGCTATAAAAGCATCCAAGCTATCTATGTTGATCCCTCAGCAGCCAGTCTCAAAGCGGAACTCAGGCATGCAAATCTTCCCGTCTTAGATGCTAAGAATGATGTGGTTGAAGGGATCAAGGTGGTCTCCAAATTCATATCAGGAAAAAATCTTATCATCCATAAAAGCTGTAAGAATCTCCGCGAATGCATCCAAAGCTATTCATGGGATCCAAAAGCTGCTGATCAAGGAGAGGATAAGCCCCTAAAAAAACACGACCACATAATGGATGCTTTGCGCTATGCTGTTTATACGGCGTTTCCTCATGGTCAATTCTCACATCCCGATGAGCATTTGACTATTGATCAGATACGTAGAAATGTTTATGGAGCCGAATTTAATCCACTAGGAATGCCAATGGGAGGGTACATGTGATGGCCGACGAATTTGATCCCCAACGCGATTTATTTGTTTCGGAATGTATGAGACTAGAAACCTTCATAAGAATGTATATCTCTACGGGGTTTTCTGATAGAGAAGTATGTTCTGTATTAATCCATCTCACTAAAGAACTATTATCAAGACAAGATGACCCAGAAGCTGCGCGACAACAGTTTATTGAGAGTCTAATGGAGAAATGTTAATGAAAAATGGAGGCTACATTTGATTAAAGCACTTGGGAAAAGAGTAATTGTTAAAGTTGTGGATATCAAACCAAAAACTCCGGCCTTATTGATATTGCCCGATGGAAAAGATTTAATAACTGCCTCAGTAATTTGCTTTGGAGAGGATGTTGATGCATCGCTTACCTGCGGTGATATCGTTTATCTTCATCCTCACACTGGCACCGAAGTCAAAATCAAGGGGGAAAATTACCTTTCTATTCATGAAGAACAGATTCTGGCTGTTGATGATGGGATGCGCAATGCAAACTGAAGACGATGACTTTTTTGAAATTGAGAGTATGATATTAAATGATGAAAATATAAACGAGCATCAAGACATACAAAATATTATTTACGACTCTTTTACGCTCAATAATATAGATGCGAACAAAGGAATCGCTGCAATGGCGAACTTGATTATTGCCACTTTCTTGAATATGGACATGGACAAGGAATTTCTGCATCTCCTTGACCAGATGAAAAAAACATATTTCTCAAATAAATGATATACAGGACTTCATGGAAGAGGCGATTATTAAACTGCTTACATATGAGCACATCACGCCAAAGGCCGCTGCCCTTCTCATACACGCAATCATGGAAATGAGTAACTGGCTTGGGGATTCAGAGGCTCAGAAGGAATTTAAGAGGCACGTATTGGAGCTGTTTAAGTATGATAATTGAGAAAGTACAAACGTTGCCGCCCATAATTCCCCAGCATTTCTGCGCAGCGCTGCTTTCGTCACCTGCGCCTAGCCTTAGGGATTGGTCCGGTACGTTCGATGTCATGTGGCGAGAAGTTTTAAAAATGTGGAAGAAAGTAGAGAAAAATCCTCAAAAGAAAAGAAAATGCGAGACTTTAAAAAGTGAAATAATGGAGTTGTGTGAGCGGACGAAGATTAAAGAAAAAGAGCGCGAGAGCCAAACGGATCACAAGACTCAAGGATTTGGATATTGTGTTGCGTTGCCTACGAGACTGGCTGAAGACGTTCATGCAAGACTTAGATTCGGAAGAAAAGATGGCTCATTTAGACATGCGATTCAGAAGGTACGAAGGAAAAGAAGAAGATGATCATTGACTGCATTAGCGATCTCCACGGCCACTATCCCGAGCTAGAAGGCGGCGACATGCTTATTGTGGCGGGGGATTTGACAGAGGCCGATACTCACGCGGAATATCTTAAATTCTATGCGTGGCTTCATAGGCAACACTATAAACATTATATTTTTATCGCTGGGAATCATGACAATTTGATTGAAAAGGACGAAGTTCTTCTTCGCTCTCTAGCCGATACTACATATCTCTGCGACTCAGGCACTCAATTCGAATATGAGGAACAGATTCCACATCCTTGTACCACAGAAAATGTAAGTATCGACCTTCTGTGTACCGTCAAAAGAAAGCTCAAGATCTGGGGCTCTCCGTGGACGCCGTTGTTCGATGGTGTAGACCCTCGATGCACCGCTTTCATGCTGCCAGAAGCCGAATTAGAGGCTAAATTTGCGATGATTCCAGATGATGTGGACATTTTGGTTACGCATGGGCCTCCTTGGGGCGTCTTGGATAAAACGGTAGAAGGTGAGAATGTTGGAAGTAAATCACTGGCTTACAAAGTTGGCCGTATGAAAAAACCCCCTAGGCTTTGGTGTTGGGGACATATACACGAATCATACGGAATAGATGTACCCGTAAGACCGTTAGGAACAAAAATGCTTAACTGCTCCCACGTCAACGAACGCTATGAGCCTGTCAACAAGCCCATTAGGGTGATTTTCTAACCCTTTCTACGGCTTTAATTTTCATTTTTAGTCTTTTCGTCGTTTCCATTTGATATACAACAAATGCGGAAAAAATAAGCATGGCTACTATTACAGGTACTAGCCAAAAATCTTTATCCATGTAGACAACTCATTAAATATTTGCTATTAGGAGGATATCAAATTATTTTTAACTGGGCCGCCTTTTCATGGGTTCGTATGATAATGGCAACTATTCAGGTTTAGGCTACATCGACCCATCTGATGTTTCAGCTAAAAATCTCAAAAACTTCATGTCGCATTTCTACCAGTCAAGCTACCCAGCGAATGGAGTTTATTGGCAGCAAGGGAGTATCGATAAACGTTTTAAAGTAGGCGACCAAACCCTTTGGTCAATGTTATATGGCGATAACCAATATTTTCAATCGCGCCGTTTCTTTTTCAACTTGATTCGACGCCATATTAATATGATCACTGGGCATCAGCGCAAGAATCGTAAGTCTACGATTACTATGCCCAATTTAGAAAATGATGCGCTTGCTGATGATTACAATGCCGTTTTACGGTGGAGTGAGGATAGAGATGGATTTCAAGAGTATTTTTCACAAGCTTTCGAAGGTGCATTGGACACTGGTTGTACTCTATTGCATCTATATCCTGATTACACTTTGGATCCTATATCTGGGGATCTCTTTACTGATTGCGTCGCATGGAACAATTTTCTTATCGATCCATACTACCGGAAGCAAGATCTTACCGATTGCACGGCAATATGGAGAAGGCGATGGGTCAATAAAATTCAAGCAAAAGCATTGCTTCCTGGCCATGCAAAGCTTATAGATAAATTGCAACCAAGTGGAATGAAAGATGGACGATTCCCACTTCAAGCAGAGCTTATTAATCTCGATACTAATGCACTGTTTACCTACGATGAATTTCATTATCGTACAACACGGGAAGCAACTATCGTTCTTGATCCTAAAACCGGAGAAGCGGTCGAATGGGAAGAGGACGAAGAAGACGAAGATGACATGATGGAGCGCACTCTTGCGCAACAACCTTGGCTTGTCATCAAGAAAACTCAAGTTCCCACGGTAAAGCTAGGCATCTGTCTTGGCAATCATGTTCTCTATGATGGGCCGAATCTTCTCGGTATTGATCAATATCCGATGGTACCACTTCTTTGCTATCACGATCCTGACATTCAGTCTTACGCGTGGCGCGTGCAGGGAGTCGTGCGCAACCTCAGAGATGCTCAATATCTATATAACCGCAGAAAGGTCATAGAACTCGATATTCTAGAGTCTCAAATAAATTCTGGGTGGATGTATAAGATTGATCGGATAGTCGACCCAAAAGCTTTTCGGCAATCAGGCCAAGGATTTCTGATCCCGATTAAAGCTGGAGATGAGCCTATAGAAGCCTCCGCCAAGCGATTAGAGGCTCCTGGTATTCCTCAATCGATGATAGAGCTTTCTAGGTCGCTTTCTGAAGACATCACTAAAATATCAGGTGTAAATGAAGAATTACTTGGATCTGCTACCGACGATAAAGCTGGTATTCTCTCTATGTTGCGACAAGGAGCTTCGCTCACGACCCTGCAAACCATATTCGACAAAGCCGACTATTCTCAACGTCTTTACGGCAAAATCCGCTTACAAGCTATCCGAAAGAATTTCTCAAGAGGGAAAATTCGGAGCATTCTTGGGCACGATGCTGACCCTAGATTCTTCACGTCACACGCACTCAAATACGCTGTCGCGGTTGAAGAAGGCAACTATTCAACAACTCAGCGGCAAATGGAGCTGCAACAGCTCCTCCACTTCCGTGAGATCGGAATGCCCATTGGTGACAAGTCAATCCTCAAAGCCGCTTTCATAACAAATAAAGATGAAGTTATCCAAGATATGCAAGAGACAGCGCAGCAGCAACAGCAAATGCAGCAGATGCAAGCTCAGCAACAGGAGAAAAAGGATAATG